CTTCTGACTACAGATTAAAAGAAAATGTAGACTACACTTGGGACGCTACAACAAGACTAAAACAACTTAAGCCAGCAAGGTTTAATTTTATTGCTGACGCAGACAAAACAGTAGATGGTTTCTTAGCACATGAAGTATCTAGTATTGTCCCAGAGGCAGTTACAGGCAAAAAAGATGCGGTAGATGATGATGGTAAACCAATTCATCAAGGTATTGACCACTCTAAATTAGTGCCTTTGTTGACTGCCTCACTACAAGAAGCCCTTAAAAGAATTGACAGCCTTGAGGAGCAGGTAAATGCGCTTAAAGGCAAGTGAAGTTAAAACGCCAACAAGCCCTAATCAATGGGCTGTTTTTAAAAGGCAAAAGTTAATACATAAACATATAGCAGAGCATGGCATGGTAAACCCTATTGTAGTAAACAGTAAACACGAGTTGCAATTTGGTGGGTGTCGCTTGCAGTATGCAGTTTTTTCTGGATTAGAATATATTGACGTTATTGTGTGCGACGACACAAAAGAAGTAAGGCGTTTGCAAGATGAGCAAGCGCGATATGAATATAATTTTTTGCCAGAAAATCTTATTGAACGGCACAATCTTTTAGCTTAAGGGTAAATAAAATGGCTAATACATACACATGGAACTTTGCACAACTAGACACAGCACCAACTGAAGGGTCGTTGAGTGATGTAGTTAAGTCCATACACTGGCGTATTACTGGAGTTAGTGACACCAGAACTCCAAATAACGTAGCAGAAGTTTACGGACAGGCAAATATAGGTGCTGCAGATGCAGATAGCTTTACCGCTTTTAATAGTTTAACGGAGGCTTGGTGCAAAACTCAGGTGCTTGCAGCCTTAGATAAAACAGAAGCAGAGGTGAAAAGAGATATAGATATACAGCTTGCAGAACTAGACACGCCGACTAGCGTAGGAAAACTACCGTCCTCGTGGTAGCAAGAACTGGATTAAAAGTATAATGAATAACTCAGTTAACAACTATTAAATAAAACTTAGGAGATAGACATGGCAGAAGCCAACGAACCCAGAAAACTCGTAATCAACAATGAAGACGGAACATCTAACACTTATGATATAAACAAGATGGCTCCAGAAGCACAGAACAATTATGCTAAGTTAGAACTAGTCGCTAAAGAGTTAGAGCAAATAAGACTACAAAGCGGGTTAAAGATTGAGCAAATGGAAGTCTTACAAAGACACTATCTGCAAGAAATGAAGCCGTTCATGACAGAAGAAACAATACACAAGCAAGAGAATTATAATGTTGAAAACGGACAACCCCACGAAGAAACCAGCGTTGAACCGCAACCAGCGCAGAACTAACCCTGTAGCAGCGGAGCTAGAAGCGCATGAAAGAGAGTGCGCTATACGCTACGAGAATATAGAGAAAAGGTTAGACTCTGGTCAGGCTAGATTTTCTAGGCTAGAAAATATGATCTGGGGAGTGTATGGTCTACTTATAGCCGCACAAATAATAGGCGAGGTAATCAACTAATGGCTGGCTTACAGATAACCACAGAACCTACGGCAGAGCCTTTATCCTTGCAAGAGGTTAAAGAATACCTACGCGTAGATGACAGCACAGATGAGCGTGTTGTAAGGCCATTAATAGAAACCGCTAGGCGTATAGCAGAAGAACATATGGGGCGGGCTATTATGTCCCAGACTATAAGTTTCTTTGTAGATGCTTATGACGAGCTAGCTGATCCTCTCTGGGAAGGCACAAGAACTGGTCCGTACTTAAATTATTATAAAAACTATATTGTGTTGCCAAGGCCAACAGTTTCAAGCGTCACATCTGTGTCAACTTTTGATGATGCTGACACTGAAACAACTATGGCAAGCAGCAGGTACTACGTTGATAGCGTGAGAGAGCCAGCAAGGGTAGTATTACGACAAGGTGAGACTTTCCCCACAGCACTCCGTGTTGCAAACGCTATCAAGGTCGTATATGTCGCTGGATACGCTAACGCTTACGCTGTTCCAGAACCAATCAAGCTAGGAATGCTGCAACATATAGCGTTTATGTATGAGCATAGAGGCGATATGTACGAAGCCGCAGCGCCAATGCCGCCCATGATGCGACAGTTATATGCGCCTTTTGTTGTTTATCAGGGTTTAAATTCTTCAATAATGCTAGCAACAGGCTAGATTATGAGCGTATTAGGTAAAATGAGGCATAGGGTAGCGTTGCAAAGTGCTACGAATACCACTGATGCTGGCGGCGGGCTAGCTCAAGTCTGGGAAACAATCACGCACATCTATGCAAGCATAGAGCCAAAGAACGGCAGCGAATCATATCGGCAAGGACAGATACAAGACAAAACAACGCATGAAATAACTATGCGGCACAGGGCTAATATAAGCACTAAGTACAGAATTAAATATGGCACAAGGCTATTTAATATTAATCATATTAAAAACATTGACGAAAGAGATAGATTTTTGCTGTTAACTTGCGAAGAAGGCGTAGCAGTATGACTATAGTTAATGAAAAAGAGTTTATGGCACGCATGAAAAAAAGGCTAACCGTAGATGCACCTAAAAAACTAAGCCGAGCGCTTACTAGAAGCGTTATGGTTGTACGTGGGGAAGCTATTGATAGTATTGCGTCAGGCGTAAAAAGCGGGGCTACCTACAAGCGTGGAGGCAAAGACCATACAGCATCAGCCGCAGGAGAAGCGCCAGCAACGGACACAGGCAAATTAATTAGCGGCATAACTACAGAAGTTAAGATCATGGATAAAGAATTAGTTGGCATGGTAAAAGCCTTTGCAGCAGATGGCAAGGGTGGGAACTATGCAACGCATTTAGAATTTGGCACACGCAAGATGGGCGCAAGGCCATTTATGCAGCCAGCTTTACAAAAAAGTGAAGCAAAAATAAATAAGATATTTATGCAAGAAGGCGTATTTGACAAATGACTATTGGCCTATTTGCTTTACAGACTGCAATATACAGCGCATTATCAGGCGATAGCACTCTAACGAGTACGTTATCTTGTGGCGTGTATGACGACACCCCAGAAGAAAGCGCTTTCCCGTTTATTGTAATTGGAGAAGATACGACTACAGAATACGGCACAGCAGATGTAGACGGAGGCTCTACAACGGTTACAATTCACGTTTGGTCGCAGTATAAAGGCAGTAAAGAAGCAAAGAATATAATAGACAGGGTGCATACTTTATTGCATGATAGTAGCCTGAGTCAGACTGGTTTTAATCTTGTGAATATGAGATATGAGTTTTCTGACGTACTACGTGATCCAGATGGAGTGACAAGACATGGAATTATACGGTTTCGTGCGATAACTTTAGGAACTTCATAGGAGTAGATACACATGGCGGCACAAAAGGGTTCAGCGGTACTAATAAAGCAAACTATTAGTAGCACCGTAACAACGATTGGGGGTTTGAGATCATCTTCAATCACAATTAACGAAGAAACAGTAGACGTTACCAACAAAGATAGTTCTGGTAATCGCGAATTGTTACCAGATGGCGGCATTTTATCTATGTCTATATCTGGAAGCGGTGTATTTACCGATACAGCGGCAGAAGTGGCATTTAGGTCTGCGGCATTAGGCGCGGAAACATTTCAGACGTTTACCTTTGTGATACCAGATTTAGGCTCATATGCTGGCACATTCCAAGTAACTAGCCTTGAATATGCTGGAGAGTATAACGGAGAAGTTACTTATAGCTTCGGGTTAGAATCTTCTGGCGCAATAGCATTCTCAGCCGCATAGTAGGTATTTAATATGTCTTGGAAAAATGTGTGGGTTAAAAACGGCAAGCAAGACGTATCTGCTTTTATGCGAGGTGACGAGCTTGAACTGCCTAATATTCTTGGCGAACCAACAACTGTAATAGTAGATGGAAAATCAAGAAGTGTTGAATCTTGGCGTATTGATGAAAGAGATGACATCATAAAAATACTGCTTAAACCGCCAGTTGGCGAACAAAAAAGGAAAGGTGAACCAGATGGCGAATCCGTTAAAAGCACAAGTTAACATAACACTAGGTGATACTGATTATAAAGCAAGGCTTACTATAGACGCTATTATACAGATAGAAGAAAAAGTAGGTTGCGGAATTATAAAGCTAGCCACACGTATGGGCGATGCAGATATTAGAATGGTTGACCTCCTTAGTGTGCTTACTCCCGCACTAAGAGGCGGCGGCAATAATATCCAAGAGAAAGAAGTTAAGAAAATAGTTAGCGAAGTAGGGATAGTAGCAACGGCTAAAGCGGTGGCAGAATTGCTAGCCGCTTCACTTCAACCGCCAGAGGAAGAAGGCGAAGAAGAAGGTGAGAAAAAAAAAGAGGAAGAAACACTACTAGAGTAGATGATAAGCTGCCAGTTAAAAGATATATGCAAGTATGTCTAGGAATGATTGGAATGCAGCCGAGTGAATTCTGGGACTGCTCAGTAATAGAGATACATTTAGCTATGGAGGGGTTTATGGAATTTAACGCATCAGAGCAAGACGAACCTCTAGGCAAAGACGAGCTCGCTGAACTAATGGAGTTAAACCCAGACTAATGGCTACCGCAGACGAACTTGTCGTACAAATTAAAGCCGATACAAAGGGATTGCGTAAAGGCTTAGACCAAGTTAAAACAAAACTTAGCAAGGTCAATAAAACTGGTCAAGACTCAATTCTTACGTTTAAAAATCTAGCAAGAGCATTTGCAGTTATAGGCATAGCACAGTTAGGCAAAGGCGTAATTAGCACAATAAGAACCTTTGAAGATTTAGAGGCTACGTTGCAAGCCAACAGCGCAAGTGCTGAAGAAACAGCGCGTTCAATGAAGCTGATAGAAGAATTTACCTCAACAACCACTTTCCAGATAGAAGAAGTTACTTCTGCTTT